CTACGGCGTTCTGCCGACCACGATCCGTCCTGGTTCGTCCCTCTCCCACTCCTCTGTAGATTCATACCTGAGCAGGCCGATGGCCCAGGCCTCTTCATGCTCGAGTAGCGCCCAGATCCTGGCTGCTTCGGTCAGCTCCAGCATGTCGGAAAGCACGCCGGCATCTACCTCTCGTCGGCGGCTGGCCGCATAGGCCATTTCTGCCAACACCGCAGCGCGCCCATCTGGATCTGTGACCAAGGCCGACTGGTCGCCCAGCTCATCAAGCCACGGCTGCGGTATCCCGGCCAGGCTACTCAACACGGCACCACCACGACTGCGAGTACAGCACGCCGTCAATCTCTTCGAAGCCGGTGATGTTCATGCCCCGCTGGGCCATGCCGTTGACGCAGGCGTCCTGCAGGCGCGGAATGATGTCGCCGCTGGGTGTCGGATTGAAGACCCAGGCCTCAATGCAAGGGCGGCCGAGAACCTTGCTGTGCACGTACTCGATGTGCACATCTGCGCGCAGCGGCTTGATCTTGGTGAGCTTGTTGCTGGGAATGGCGACGCCGCGCTCACGGCGGCGAACAAGGAGGAAGTACATACGGCACCAATACTGTATATCGATACAGTATTTGACCATTCAAACGGATTGCCAGGCCAGTACCGCCCGGCGGGCTATGCTTTTGGCTCAAGCAGGAGGACGGGACATGTGCGGAAGGTTGAGCCAGTACCGCGGAATCCATGACTTCGTTGAAACCCTAAGCATGCCTGAAGCCTGGCGGAACAACGTCGGTGACCAGGACCTGGGGCGGTACAACGTCGCGCCGACCACGCAGGTCGCCGTGCTCCGGGTAGATGACGCAGGCCCGAGGGCGGACCTGGTGAGATGGGGGTGGCGGCCGCACTGGGCGACCGACCGCGCCGCGCCGATAAACGCCCGCGTCGAGAAGGTGGCCCACGGCCCCTTCTTCAGGGCGATCTGGCCGCATCGAGCGATCACGCCGGTGGATGGCTGGTATGAGTGGGTGGACGAAGGCGGTCCGAAGAAGCAGCCCTATTACATTCGCCGGCAAGATGGGCGCCCTGCCCTGTGCGCCTCGATCGGTCAGTTCGTCGGCAATGAGCACGATGGGTTCGTGATCATCACTGCCGACGCCCAGGGCGGGCTGGTCGACGTGCATGATCGCCGGCCAGTAGTGCTACCGCCGGGTCTTGCGGTGGAGTGGATCGCGGCCGACATGCCCAGCGAGCACGCGGAACAATTGGTGCTGAACCTGGGTGAGCCGGCAGAGGCGTTCCAGTGGTACCGCGTTGGAACTGCCGTGGGCAACGTGCGGAACCAGGGAGCAACGCTGATAGAACCGGCTCAGTGACGGATCAGAGGCTGGTGCCCCAGCGCGGAGAGCTGGTAGTCGGTCACAGCCTGGTATGCGGACTCGGCGATTATCCGAAGGCGTTCGACCTCCTCTGCCGGAGCGCCAGCGTCCTGAGCATTATGGTAGCTGCGCAAGGCCTCAATTGCCTCGCGTATCATCGGCTCACCCGCCTCAATCATTCCCTCTATGGTTCGCTTCACGATAATGCCCTGGTGGCTTGACTAAAACAGTATAGGGTCAAGCGCGCAGCAAGAGCACCGCTTTAGGTCAGCATGCGGTGCCATGCCAAAGTAGCCAGCGCAATACAGCAGATCCAGAGCGCAACCATGGCCCACGCCTGCGCCTCACTCTTCAGATCATTCCTTCGCATAACCTCTCCTTTTCCTGCTTAATGTCGAAAACATCGCAATCTGGTTGCGACCAAGCACCAAAGATGAAGGTTCATTCTGTTTGCACCCAAGATTCTCCTACTCCACTAATCCGTCATACGACGCCTCGCATGCCAGGCCAGCTACTCGGGCCCGGTCATACGCTGCCGCCAATTCTCGATTCGTTTCGACAGACCTGTTGAGCAGGTCGGAGAGCACCATGGCGGCGCGGCGGGCTGCCTCGCTTCGAGCGGCAATGGTGGGATCCTGGCCGGGGCAACCGACGGTGGCAACGAGCTTGCCGGCTTCGTCGTGCAGCCGCTGGCCAGCAGCACCAGCCACAGCAGCAGCACCTTCAGCGATCGTTCGTTGTTCCTGAGCATGTGCCCTTACCTCCTCCTGCGCGTCGGCGCGCCGTTGCTCCTTCGTCCGTTCTCCGCGCTCGCCCAGCACCTCGGCCAGACGATCGCCGCTGTCCCGTTGCGCAGATGCTGTTGCTGCCTCGGCGCGCTCCACCGACCGACCGTGCTGGTAGACGATCCAGTACGACCCGACAACGGCCATCAGCGCGATCACTCGAACGCCCCAGCCGCTCACGCAGCCCCCAGGAACAGTTCACGCTCAGCGGCGCGACGGCGCACCAGGCCCGGCAGCACCTTGCCGCCCGCCTTGTCCCAGCGCGGGAACTGCTCGGCGGCAGCGGCATAGTCCCTGGCATTGAGCAGGCGCAGCAGCGTGGACGATTCAAGATTCGCAGCGCCCAGGTTGTAGGTGAAGCTGATCAGTGCATCCCACTGGTTCTGATTCAGTGGCGCCGTGACCAGGCGCTGCACCTCCGGCTCGAAGCGCTGCACGTCGTTCAGCAGCATCCGCTCGGCCTGCTCCTTGCTGATGCTCATGCCGGACTTCACACCCCGGGTAGTGCCGTAGCCGATAGTCCAGACGCCGACGGCATCCTGATAGGCCTGCAGGCGCAGGCCTTCGAACGACTTGATCAGGCTCAAGCCGCGTTGCGATGTACGCATTGAGTTTTCTCCAGGCAAAAAAATACCGCCAGGCGGCGGTCGGTGGGTTCGTTGCGGATCAGGCCGGCGGCGCGGGCCAGTCGATCGATGCTGGGTAGCCAGGTTGTTCGGGCACGCGGTTCAGCGCCACGCGGTAACGCTTCCACGCTTTGAGCAGGTCGGCCTCGGCCTGGGACGCTTCGTCGAGGTCCACGGCATCTTGCAGGGGCGCGATGGCCTGGTCTGCCTGCGCGCGACGCCGGGTGATTTCGGCCTGGGCCTGGGCGAGCAGGGTCGCGGCGGCCGCTGCTGCCTTGTCCTCGGCGGTGATCAACTGCGACCAGTCGATCATGCCAACAGTCGACGGCTCAGCCGGCAGGATTGGAAGGCCTGGCAGCTGAACCGGGCCTTCGGCGGGGTCGACGATATCAACAGGGAAGCGCGCATCATCCCCAGCGTCAGCAGCGTGAGGAAGGCGCAGTGAAGCAGTGATCCGACCAGCTACCCGCTCAACAGGGCCAAGCAACCACGGGCTTTGAACCGAGCCGGCAGGGAGTGTTGCCCCTTCCGGCAGTGACGAGAAGTCGAATGCCAAGCCACTTATTGTGAGCATATCGCCCAAGCGGAACACGCTGATCTGCGCATCAGATCGAATAGGAGACAATTTGATGATCATCAGAACCACCTGCCAAAGGCGATGTATTGGTAAGTGTACGTCTGCGACACCGACCAGTAATTTAGTAGAACGAACGTCGAAGAACTCGCCGGAGATGCCCTTGCATACCCACCATATTCATTTACAGCGCTGACGCTAGTTACATTCAAACAAATGGAGAATGCAGAAGACACAAACGTCGACGGAAGATTTACGGTGATAAAGCTTGCAGCATTTGCTGCAGGTGCAGTCTGTATACCTGAGTGCCGACAGATCATAGTGCCGTCAGCGAACTTTATGTATTCTCCGTTCGAGTTACTACCGCGCTCGATAATTGCCCCGGTCGGAACTCCGCCAGCCTGGCTGACAGCTCCAACAATGTCTGCGACGGCAGCTGACCTCAGGCCAAGCCCCGTCCGTGCTTCTGCCTGGTTCTTTCCACCAGTGCCCCCCTGAGAAATGCTCAGTGCAGTGGTGAGCCCGCCGATCGAAGTGATGTCGCTGTTTGCGCCGAGTCCAGCGGCGCCGATGTTTTGCCGCAAGCCGGCTGCATCGGCCGGGGTTCCGAGCAGCGCAAGCGTGCTGCCGAACTGCTCGACGAGCTGCCGGAGGCGATCCGCTGCCTCCTTCACGTAGCCTTGCATCGGCGCCAGGCCATAGGACCCAGCCGAAACTGTAGGCCCCTGATAGGCAGGAAGAATGCTCAGCACCGACGAACTGGCGATGTTTGCCACTTCGTACCATTGTCCGTCTGGGCCCTGGAATGCATCGCCAACCCTGGCATTCAGCGCGAAATCAGTTGATGCTCCGGCCACTGTTGTTTGGCCGGAAGTTACAGATACCTTGCCAGATCTGTACCATGGCATAAGCCGAGGTCCTCAATTAAATGGAAATGGAAGTCTGTTGGTGCTTATGACAAGAGCAACCGGGAATCTATCGATAGGAATTTGCCTCCAATAGTTGTACGGCGCGCCACCTGGAAACTCTCTTGTTGTGCATGCAGCAACAGTGAACATAAACCTTACCCCTCCAGTTATGCCTGAGCACCCCTCCTGACAGCCGTAAAGGCCGCCAGCAAGGTATGCCTGAGGGGCGCTACAAGCGGCCGAGCGCGTGAAATTTATTGATGCCGCGAACTCTCCAGAGCCTACTGCAACATCAACATACGACTTGATCTGCGGGTATCTTGAACCACCACCATCGCCTGGAAATGAGTTGTATCCACCTGCATATGCTGTGTATCTGACATCTGACCCAGGCGCTACCGGCTGCCCAGGCTGCGGAGCTTGAACAGCTGCAACAACGTTTAGCGGAGGCTGGGCCGAATTGAACGTCAACTTTTGGTCAGAATCCCTGAAGCATTTAAGCCCGGTGATGGGCCCAAGGTCAGCCATCAAATCAAACACGTAACACTTCGTTGAAGCCGATGCACCTGTAAAAAGCAGGGTTTTAGAAGAGCCCGAAACGATTTCACCACAAGGGCTGCCATCACCTACAAGAAAGGCAATAGGCGCAGTCCAAGAGGATAGCGTTATACCGTATATCGGCTCTTTAGCGACGGCATCATCATTCCAGTTACCACCAAAATTTGGGTCAAGGCCCACGCTTCTAAGATACTTCTGAGGCCAGTTCGCAACAAATGTTAAGAATCCGCTTTTGCGCAATCCGTAAGATATAAGCTCCGTATCAAAGAGAAGTTGTTGATCAGACTGTCTGTACGCGACGAATTTCCCAGTCATCAGTAGTAACCGTAATCGATTCGGCAGTTAGCTGAAAAGTACCCCCAGCCATTTGTGCTGTACGAGTACGCCCATGACATAGTGTTTCCGGAGATAGTGACGCCAGGCTTTTTACCCTTCTCTCGGTTCAGATCAACCAAGGAGACAATCATGTAGAATCGATTCCTGCCTGCTGGAACAGCAGGCAGCGTAGTGCTTCCTGCTGTTCCATTAGTCACTACGCCACCTTGCGTCTGGCTGATTAACACCGTCATATCTGAAATGACCGATCCGTCCTCAGCGAAGGCAAGAAATCCTGTGCTCATATGCCGATGCCCATCTTCGTTGCCGGATTACCGCTGACGTAGTAGGTGTTGACCTGGCCGTTGGTGATCAGCGACGAACCGCTTGCATCTTGCCCTCTGAATACGGCCCGCCCCGTCTTGAAGTTCAGTTCCAGGATTGGCCGACCCTGGGAGTCTACGGCTTCCGACACGATCGACATCCCCGCAACTATCTGCTGGATGTAAGCCGTATTGATAAAGGCCTGGTTGATGAACACCTGCCCGCCCTGGACAACGAACGGTGAGGACAGCGTGCCGTTGATGTTGTTGACCACTGCGAACCGGTCGGCGGATACCAGGAAGGTACTCTGCAGGCCGGCAGGTCCGTTCTCGATTCCTAGGCCGACGCCAGCTGCGACGTACTGCCCCTGGGCGTTCAGCTGCATCTTGACCGACCACATCGTGTTAGCCTTGCCTTCGAAGTTCGCCTGGGCCTGGCTGACCGTCTGCACTGCCGCATTGGTCTCGCCCACCTTCACCTCAAGCGTCTCCGAGCTGCGGGCAAGGGCGTCCGTCTCCGTCGCGCGCACAAATTGCTCGCGAGCGATTGCGGCCGTCGAATCCCACAGCTTCAGGGCACCAGCAAGTTCGCCTTCTGCATCATCATCACGGGCAGACGCGCGCAGAACCTGAACGCTCTCGGCCGTTGATTCGACCTTGCCATCTACCTCCTCGATCTTGGCGGTGTTGGTTTGGACCTGCTGGGCCAGGCCGTTTGCGGTCTCGATGGACTGGCCAACATCGATCCAGAACGCCACGTTGGGCGGGGTATTTGCGCCGCTCGGGTCAGCCGGAACATCGTGCACCGCCTGGTAGATCCGACCATCGACCACGACCATCTGGCCCTCCTCGTAGGCCGTGTCCTTGTCGTAGGCCTTCAGCCCGTCCAGGGCGTCGATCTGGTCCTGCAGGCCGTCGATCTTGTTCTTCAGCGCCTCGCCGAGCATCGACTCGTCGATCTCGCCGGAGATCATGTCGAGGATGGGGCCTGGGTCGGTCTGAGCTATGCCCTGCACCGCCGTCGGCGGAACCGGGAAGAACGGTCCGATGTTGCCAGTGCGGTCGACTAGACGCGCCCAGAAGAAGAACGAGGCGCCGGCGGCAAGGCCGGACATCACGTGCTCAGACTGCGGATAGGCCAGGTCGGCCAGCTTGGTGGCGCTGGTCAGATCGTTGATCGGGTTGCTCCAGATCTCCGTGCGCTGGGTGTCCTCGGCTCCGGGCGGAAGCCCCCACTTCAGCCGGATCGCGAAGATCTCGCTGGTCGCCGTGAGGAACGTAACCGCCGGAGGCGTGCCCTCCTTCCCTTTCAAATCGGTGAGCACCGAACTGCGCCAGGTAGAAGTGATGTCGAAGGCGCTGACGGCACGCACGCGGGCCAGGTACTGGCCGGCGTAGATGCCAACTACATCGACCGACGCGGTGCCGGTGCGCTGCAGCCTGATCCAGTTGCCGCTGTCCTTGCGCCACTCCACGTCGTAGGACACCGCCCCCTCCACGGCTGGCCAGGCGATGGTCATCGTGCTGACGGCCAGGCCCTGGGCAATCGCGTAGTCGGACGTCAGGGTCACGCTCGCCGGCGGCGGCACGGTCGTTACCGGGATGACGCTGATCGGCCGTTCCTCGAGCTTGGCCCCGGTATCGATTGCGGCGAACTTGCTCGGGTTGAACTCCAGCGCGGTGATCTCGTACTCGCCCTCGGCGGTGCGCGAGGTCTTCAGCACCCGGAACAGCTGCACCGCAAGATCGTCAGCGTCGATCGCCCACTGCAGCTCGGGCTCCGGCTGCACGCTGTAGGCCGTGGTTACGGTCACCGCGCGCCCGGCGACCGACTGCACAGTGCGGCCCTGGGCGCTGCCGTTGGGCAAGTTGATGATCAGCCGGTCGCCGACCTTAATCTGCGTGTCACGGTCCAGGGTCACGACGCGGCCCACTGCCGCCGAAATCCGGCCACCGTTGGGACGGCCCGACAGCAGCTCATCGGCAACAGGGATTACGTGGCCAGGCAGCGGGATGCGCCCTTCAATGCCTGTCTTGAAGGTGACGGTGCGATCCTGGTTGTTGCTCAGCAGCGCCCACTTCCCGCGGCGCTGTGCCTCGCTGGCCCGCGTGCAGCCGATGGCGGAGATCTCGATGGGCCGATCCTGGTACCGGCGCTGCAGCGCAAGGTCGGTGACCGGGATCACGTCGGTGTCGTAGTTGTTGCCCGGGTTGTCGTAGCTGACCAGGGCGCGGCTGTAGTGCGTGCTCCGCTCTGCCCCGCCGTAGGTGAACTCGCCGTCAATGACGTTCGCCCGGGTGAACACGTAGTCGAAGTCCTGGGCGCGCGGCATGTCGGCCTGCATGAAAAGCGAACCCTGAGCCCAGTACACCATGCCCCTGTAGATGGCGGAGAGATCGCGCAGCAGCGTCCAAGCCTCGGCCTTGCCCTGCAGGTTCATGTCGCACAGGAAGCGCGGTTCCTGGCCCCCTACCCCATCCGGTACCAGCTGGTCGCAGTACTGGGCGATGCGGTACATCTCCCACTTGTCGACCATCCATGACTTGATGCGCTTGCCCAGGCCGAACCGGTCTTCGACGCACAGGCCGTAGGTGACGAAGGCAGGGTTGTTGGTCCAGGCCTGCTTGAACGTCCCGTCCCAGGTGCCGCTGTAGGTGCGGGTGATCGGGTCGTAGTTGGTCGGCACCGGCCAGCGCCGGGCCTTGCACTTCACCGTCACAGACGGGATGTTCTGGAACTGCTCAGCGTCGAACTCGATGTAAAGCAGCGCGGTGTTGGGATAGCGCAGCTTCTGGTCGATGATCTCGGTGTAGGCTGCGATGGTCATCGTGTCAGCGATGTTGCCCTTGTTGGCGTTCGGCGTGAGGCGCCGCGCGCGGACAACCCAGCCCGATGTGGCGGCCGGCAGATCGACACGCACGGACCGCTGATAGCCGTTGCTGGTCTTGCCGCTGACCGCGTTCCGGTGCGCTTCGACGAATGCGCCGCCGTCGGTGGCAATGTCGATTGCGTACTCAATGGTGTAGCCGTTCGTGTCGCCACTGGTCGGGCTCTGCTGGAGCAAGCGCGGCCAGCTGAACCGCAGGCGCACAGCAGACAGCTTGGTGTTGCTCAGCGAACGGCTCCACGGCTGATCACTGCGCAGTTCGACGCCGACCGATGTCTCGCTCTCGACCGCGGGAATGCCCTGGATGTACTCCTGCTCGACGGAGCCTGGCCGCCACTCCCACTTCACCCCAGGGAAATTGACGTTGCCGCTGGCATCTTCAATCGGCGTGTTGTCAAGATAGACGTCGCGGGCTGTCGGCGTGCCTTCGAACTCGCCCTCACCCACTGCCAGAAGGATCTTGGCGATGTTGGTGGACTGCAGGCTATCGGGCGCCTCGACGGGCGCCTTCGGCTTTTTCGCGCCGCCTTTGGCGCCACTGACATCAGGTGGAAGTGCTGCGCCCATGCTTTCCTCCGGGCAATAAAAAACCGCCCGAAGGCGGCTCTATTAAAACGAGATGTGTGACCACTCAATCTTCGACGCCCAAACCGCTATTTTCAGGACGGCCCGGCCTACGATGCGCCAGATTTTTACGTGCTTAGCCATTAGATTTCCTCCTGCGTTTTCAGAAGCGGAATTGCTTCTTTCCGGCAGTGAGGGTTTTTGGCTAGGCCTTATCTTCGGCGTAGACGGATGCGGAAATGATCGCCCCACCCCACCGGCGATCCCCGATGCAGATCGGCACAGGGTTGCCGCTGGCGGTGGTGTTGTTCGCGCTGCCGAAGGCGTAAAACGGTCTGTTTTCCGGAGCAGAGCTCATCGACAAACCCTTTGGCTGCGGGCTGAGCATCTGGATCACTCCGCCCAAAGCCATAGAGCCGCCGCCCATCCCAACTGCCAGCGCCGTGCCGGCAGCCCACCCGAGCGGGTTCCACCATGCCAGGGCAACAATGGCGATTCCGATGACGGTCTGGAGAAGGCCGCCGCGTTTACTGCCGCCGACCACCGGTATGAGGCGCAGCTCGCGGACGCCACCACGGTCGAACTCATCCGCCCCAACGTTGAGGCGATTACGGAACACCGCAAAGCGCAGGCCCATGCCATCCAGTCGCCGGATCTCCTCTTCGAATCCTGCCAAGGTGGCCTTCAAAGCCTTGAACACCTCCCAGGTGCTGCCGCTGTCCAGCTGGCGGCGATGAGTACGTCCGAACTTCTTTGCAAGGGAGCCAGACAGCTTGATGATTGTCATTGGCCGAGACTCGATTTCGGCTTTCATCACTGATTTTCCTCATAAAAAAACCACCCGAAGGTGGTCTTTAGTCAAGAGTGGCGAATCATATGCAGCCCTTCACGGCATCGGTTACCCGATCCAAAGGAGACTGCCACGTCCGATAAAAGTGATACTGGACAAGCGAGCCGCCATGCTTCGGCGTGACATCCACTATGTGCAGGGGCGCCTGCGTATTCGGGGCCAGAACAGAGTACTTTTCACCTGAGGTTTGCAAAACACCCCCAATGCTCGCCCCCAGGACAGTAGTGTCCTGCCAGCGATCTCTAACACATTCCGCCACTACTTTGGCTGGCTTCGCCGATTGAAGCGACAGCAGTGGCGGATTGCTTCTGGTATCTCCCGCGCTAGCGCAGCCAGCCAACAGAGCCATACCTACCCAAGCAATGATCCGCATATCCGCTCTCCCTTGAAAAGTCGGAATGTATCACTTCGCGCCGCGATGGCGCAGTACCAGGCGCGCGCGATCATGCCAGGGGCCACCGTAGATGATGACCTCGCTTGGGCGCCCATACAGGTGGTGCAGCAAGAACGGCCCGGGGCCGTACAACTCGGCGCGCTCGCCTGGCAGCTTGGGGTCGCCGCCCAGGTAGATGCCCGCGTGGTTCGGGTGCGCGGTTCGGCCCACGGCCATCACGATCATGTCGCCGCGTTGTGGCCGGTCGACCCGGTAGAACCCGGCAGCCTCGTAGGCCTGCTCGTACAGGCTCGGGCCTGCGGCCTGCTCCCACCAGCCGTCCTCGCGGGTGTAGGTCGGGAACTCCAGCCCCCACTCACGCTTGTACCAGTCGGCGCAAACCTGCCAGCAGTCCCAGGCGCCGTGCACGAAGGGCCGGCCCAGCAGCAGCGCTTCGCCGGTCGGCGTGATTGTGCGCAGGTCGCCCTCCGGCCAGGACAGGATGTGCCACGGCAGGCCGGTGGCCTCGCACATGGCCAGGTCACGCGGCGAAGGCCTGCTGGTGGCGTCCGGGTGGGAGTGCACAATGCCGATCACCTGGCCCTGGTCTTCCGCCTCGGCGTACTGATCCGGCGCGATGCGGAATTCTTCGGTCGGCTCGGTGGCCACGTTGATGCAGGGGAAGTACACCTGCTTGCGGCCCACGGCCAAGATCAGCCCGCAGCACTCACGCGGGTACTCCGCCGCGGCGTGCTGCTGAACGGCGGCGAGGATGTGTTTCAGCATGATCAGCTCCTGGCGATCAGGGAGACGGCCGGATAGCCACCGAACGGCAGCTGGTTTCCCTGGCCGTGGCGCACCACACACCCGGTGTCCAGGCAGCCGTTGCACTGATCCTTGGCTGGGTCGTCGGTGGGATTGCCGTCAAGGTCGAAGTACGGGCCGGTAAATCCGCAGTTCGGCCCCCGGTAGCCATTGGTCATGGCCCAGTGGCACAGCTGGGTCATCTGTCGGCCGATGTTCTCACCGCCTACATCGCCAGGGCTGGCCAGCTCCCACGACACGCTGGTGCCTCTCTCGGCGACTTTCTGGTCGATGTACCAGACCTCGATGCTCTCCTCGGTGGGGTCTGCCTCTGGGTTGCCCTCTGGGAAGTTCTGCGCGTCCAGGTACTGCGCCAGCGTGTGGCGTACGGTGAGCTTGAACTCGAGCAGGTTATCGAAGGCCAGGCACAGGGCGGTGATCCTGCCGTTGACGTTGCCCACGCTCAAGGTCGGGCGAACCTCGGTACCATCCGAGTTCGCTCCGATGCCGTCCAGCTGCATGGGCCAGGCGTCGTACTCGTTGCCCTGCCACCAGATGGGCTTGGCCGGTAGCTGGTCGGCATCCACTCCAGCCGCTGCCAGCTCTGCAGCCGTGTGCGGGATGGCATGCCCGTGGAAGCGCAGCATGTCGGCGCCGAAGTCGGAGCCGTCCAGTTCGAACAGCAAGATCTCGGAGCCGGCCTCCAGCTTCTGGATCTGCGATATCAGGGTCATGGGTGATAGGCCCTCTCAAAGGTTGCGGTGACAGCGACGATCCCACCGGGACGCCGCTGGGTGCCGAATGTCTCGCAGCGATACAACCCAAGCTCGCCATCCGGCGGGGTCCACAGGAACGACTTGAAGCCCTTGTGCCGGCGAATGAACGCCAGGATGGGTTGCGTTTCATCGGCAACACCGCCGAAGGTCAGTGACCAACTGTCGCTTTCCCCATTCAATCCATCGCCGGCAACCTGGGCATACCCATCACCGAATTGCGACTTCCTGACCTTGATCGTGTTGTCCGAGGTCGCCTCGTCATCAGGCGACCAGGTGAATGTTTCGATCGCCATTAACGCCTCCTTGGGCTGTTGGCATGACTGACGCCGCCGGGGCGCCAAGAGGCCGCAACCACACGCTCGGCAACACCTTGCATCTGCTGCTGCATCGCTTGCCCGAGCGCATCGGTATCCAGCTGCATGCCCTCGGAGCTGCGGTCTTGCATGGTGAAGTGCATTGGTGCGTTGACCTGCACCACGGTGCCCCCCCCCTGATTGCCGCCCACCACCTGCACACCCAGCGAGCCGTCGGCGCCGCGGGCCAGGGGCATGATCGCTTCAGGGCCGGCTTCACCGGCGACGCCCAACTTGCCGCCGGCCATCCCGAACGCCGTTGGCTGGTTGAGCACGCTGTTGGTGAAGGCACCACCCTTGGCGAACATCTGCACACCGCCCTGCCAAGCGCCGCCCAGCGCTTGCGGAAAGTAAGCGCTGCCGTAGCCAGCCTGGGACGCGCCCAGGTTGGACGACACGGCGCCTGCCGATCCGGCCGGCAGACCATTGCCACCGCCGCCGAAATAGCTACCCACGGCCGATATCCCCATGCCGATCAGGCCGCTGAGCAGAGAGCTTGCGGCCTGCTGGCTGGCGATCCTGGCCATGTCGCTGATGACGCTGGTGGCGAAGTCCCTGAACTTCATCTTGCCGGTCATGGCGAAGTTGGTCAGGGACGCGGTGGCCGAGTCGAAGCCCGCGGACAAGGTTCGATCCGTTGCGCCTGCGACGTCCGCCGCGTCGGCCTGGATGTTGGCCCAGGCGCGCTTGGCGCCGTTGCGGTAGTCGCGCTGGGCCTGCAGCTTGGCCTCGTGGCTGTCGACCTCCATCTGCAGCTCGCGGGCCTGGTAGTCGGCCAGGTCGGCCAGGCGCTGTTCGTAGGCCGATTGGCTCAGCCGGCGCGACACGTCCTCCTGCTGTTCCTCCAGCTGCCGGCGGGCATCGGCGTACTTCTGCCGCACAGCGTTCAGGCGGTCGGCCTGCTCGCGCTGATCGTCGCCCATGCCCACCCCGGCCACGTCCGCATTGATCGCGTCCTGCCGGGTCTGCAGCACCACCTCCATTGCCTTGCGGTAAGCCTCGGCGCTGTTGCGCCGCACCTCTGCCAGCTTGCGCTCCTCCTGGGTGCGCTTCTGGATTGTGTCTTCGCCATATGCCTGGTTCAGGTTCTTGATGCCGAGTTCCATTTCGGCAGCGGTGATCTTGCCGGCGGCCTGGGCTTTGCGAAGCCCCTTCACACCCTCCGCCAGATCCTCGAGGCGCTTCTTCTCCGGCAGCGCCTTGTCGATGATGGCGTCCAGCGCCTTGATCTCGTCCTTCAGCGCCTTGGTGCGGTCCTTGCTGCTGTCGGTGGCGTCCTTGTTGGCCTTCTTCTGCGACTCGATCGCGTTGGCCGCCGACAAGATGGCCTGGCGATCCGTCTCGCTGAGGCTGGCGTTCTCCGCGATGTGGCGGTTGGCGATCTTGATCGCATCGCCATTGTCCTGCAGGCCGGCCAGCTGCTTCTGCAGGGTGTCCAGGTAGGACTGGCCCGCCGTGGTCATGCCGGCCTTCGCGGCGTTGTTCGCCTGCGTCGAGGCAGTGTTCTCGTTGGTGACCCCGGTCAGCACGCGCAGCGTTTCAGCGATCAGCGCAGAGCGCTGGTCGGCATCGCTGACGGCGCCGGCCTGGGTGATCCACTGCTGCACGGTGGCGGTCGGCAGGTTCAGGCGGTCGCCCACCTCCCGCAGCACAGGCGACAGTTCGGTACCGGCGGCCCTGGCCTCCTTCAGCCGGTCGACCACCTCCTGGAACGCACGCAGCTGCTGGCCATACTGGCCGCCAGAGTCGCGGGCGGGCGCGGTAACAACCGCCTGCCGGATGGACTGGGCCAGGTCGCCGTAGGCCTCCTTCACCTTGTCGGTGGCGTTGATCTGCTCCTGTTGCCACTTCACCAGCGAGGCTTCGCGCTGGTCCCGGTTGAGCTGGGCGAATTCTTCCCGCAGCTGTGCAACTGGCTTCTTCAGCTCCTCGATGCTGACGCTGGCCTTGTCGGCGTTGGTGCCCAGCAGCAGGAAGCTGGCCGCTGCGGCGCCGGCCAGCAGCGCGAGACCCATGGGGCCGCCCATCATCGCGAGCACGCTGGCCGACGCTGCACGCAAACCGGTCTGTGCCGTTGCAACAGCCGTAGTGGCCGCCGCTTCCCGGGCTCTGGCCTGGGCCAGCTGGAGCGACATTTCCGTTTGCACGGCGGTACCGCGTGCCGCTGCAGCCTCACGGGCCGCCAGGATCGTGGCTGTTTGCGCCTTGCGCTGATCGGCAATCGCAGCCTGCAACACGGCTTGCGCCTGGGCGATGCGCGCAGCGCGGTCAGCCAGCGCGGCCTGGAGCGCGAGGCCTGCCTTCGCGACATAGTTGGTCAGCGCGGCAACACCGGCGCCGCCCATGGCGACAGCAACCAGGTTGACGTTGTCCGCCAGGGCCAGCAGGACTTTCGACAGCCCGCCCACAAGCCCGGTGCGCTCCTCCATCCCGCCAAGGAAAGTGCTGATGGCGTTGCTGATGTTGACCATGGCGTCTTGGACGCTGGTCGACATGTCAGCAGCAGCCTTGCGGTTGACCTCGACGGTGCGCAGCAGGCCCGTGTTGAGGTCGTCCAGCGACAGCTTGCCCTCGACGCCGAGCTTGCGAATCTCCTTGGCGCTCTTGCCGGTGGCGCTGGCGATCGCGTCAACGATGGTCGGCATCGCCGTCTGAATGGAGATCCATCCATCGGCCTCGACCTTGCCGGTCTGCAGTGCTTTCGAGTAGGCGTCCAGCGCTGCGGCGCCCTTGTCAGCCGTCGCGGCGTTGGTCACCAGCAGGAAGCTGAAGCTGTCGGTGATCTCCAGCGCCTGCTGGGTATTGAAGCCCAGCGTCTTCATGACGTCCGCAGTGCGGATGTACAGCTCCTGGGCCTCGGCCAGGGGGCGGTAGGTCTCCTGGGCCGTGCGCAGCAGATGCTCCTGCACCTCCTGATACACGGCGGTACTGCCGGCCGCAGCCTTCATCCGGTCGGCCATCTGCCCGTAGGCGTCGACCTGCTTGATGATGCCACCGATCATGCCGGCACCGGCGACAGCCGCCAGCGCCCCGCGGATCAGCGTGCCCGCGCCCTGGGCGGCAGCACCTGTCTTGTCGAAGGCCGAGTCGACGGTGGCCAGGTTGCGGTCGATCGCCTGACTGCTGCGGGCCACCACCTGGTCGGCACTGGCCAGTTCGCGGCGCAGCTGGGCGGTTGTCGCCTCGATCTGGACCAGCATCCCCTGGACTTGTTGATCGGCCATGCATTTCTCCAAGCACAAAAAGCCGCCCGTAGGCGGCGAGCTACTATTCCTGGCGCCCCCGGAAGAAGGCTTTCAACTTGTCGGCAACACTCACCGGACGGCGTGACGCGGCGTGCTGGCCTGGGGGTTGGCCCTGGGCCTGCCCGCGCCCCGTCCAATCGAGGCGCGCATCGAGCGCGAGCATGATCTGCGGCACCGGCGTGCGCCACGCGGTTTCAGGCGGCCAGCCAAGCCATCCGGTGGCCACGCCGAACAGGTAGTCGACGTAGCTGCCGTTCTTCACTGCGCTGTGCTGTCCGCCTCGGGCTTTCCCCGGGCGGCAACGCTCGGCGGGACGGGGTTGAGGAGGACGGTGAGGTACTCGATCAGCTCGGTGGATACCTTCGCCACTCCGGTCTGGAACACACCAGTCGCAACTTCAGTGTGCTGGTCAGGCTTGAGCCCGGCACCGGCGATGATGATGTCGGCGGTGGAGCCGATGCTCATCAGGCGCATGGCTTCAAGGGCACCACGCAGGCCGCCGAAACGGGTCTCGATACGCAGCGCCGCTTCCAGGGTGGGCTGCAGGGTGTAGGTTCGCGCTCCGACCACCAGCGTGGTGGTGCCGTACAGGGCTTCGCTCATGAGGTTCTCTCAGCGGGAGACGGGGCCGAAGCCCCATCGATCACGGGGTGACCGGGCTGGCCACGATTTCGAGGATCTCGGTGTTGATACCGAGCGTGATGTTGCGGCGCACGACGTTGTCGGCGGAGCCGGCGGCCACAGTGTTGTTCATGACCTTGACCCCGAAGTAGAACGTGGTCGGCAGAATCGCCGGGGTCGCGCCAGGGTCACCATCATTGAGCGTGACCTTGACGTTGTAGTTGCCCTTGGTGCGGTCCTTGTGCGCGACGGCCACCGCTTTCTGGCCCAGGTCGCCATTGTCCAGGCCCACGGCCAGGGTCATGTTGCCGGCGTCGGCGGTGCCCTTGTACTTGCGCACACGGCCATCGGCCAGGGAGGTGAAGTTCACCGGGTTGAAGGTGTCGCCGAACTCGCCCAGGTCTTCGATCTCGCCCACATCGACGTAGGTGTCGGCCTTGTATTCGGTTTCGGTGTCGGCACCGGTCTTGCCGCCAATGGCCAGGCGGCAGCCGGCGGCTGTGTTGAGGTTGTCTTCGGCCATGGGGGTTCCTCCAAAGGCACATTGGATTGAGCCGCGGCGCGGCCGGTGGGGTTGATCAGTGGGTGGTGATCACGCGGATGGTGATCGATCCCTGGTAGGTGATGCCGTCGGCGTCTCGCTGGGCATCGGACTGCAGCACTCGGACGGAGACAGCGCGGCCATCCGCCAGCGGCAATCGGCGCTCGTCCAGGGCGGCGATCACTTCGCCGTTGATTTTCTTCACCTCGGCCTGGCCGACTGCGTCGGACCAGACGGACAGGTACAGCAGGCGCTCCTCGCGCTTGCGCCCAGCGATGGGCCGGACGTTGGTCGAGATCTCGCGATCGATCGACACATAGGGCTTCGGGGTGTTGATGTCGGCACCATCATGGACTGGGCAGCTGACCTCGGCCTGGAGCCGAGCGAACAGCGCCGCCTGCAGCGCTACGGATGGATCAGCCATTGCCTACCCCCTGGCTCGCCTTGCGCAGCGTTCGCCGCACGGCTGCCTCGATATCTGCCATCACATACTCCCTGTTGACCTCCATGGCGGGCCGCAACCATGGGTGCGCCGGGCGGGCCGGAATGTCCGGATGCTTGCCGAAAAAGTTCTGCCCGTCGCTCTTGTTCTTGGTTTGGCGATTGCGATTACCCGCACGCTTGTCGCCGGTGTAGCCCTTCGTGCCGTACTCGAGGAAACGCAGGTAGAAGAATTTCCGGTTGTCGCGCTTGCCGCGGATCCCGATCTGGGCGTCCAGGCCGCTGGGCGAGACGTAGACCTTCAGCGCGGCAGCAGCTGCCCCGGTGTCCTTCGGGATCAGCTGACGCTGGGACTCAAGGATGCGGTTGGCCGCAATCTCCATCGCCGGCTTCAGCTCGTTGTCCATGGTCTTGTGAATGTTGCGGAGCGTCCGGCGCAGCCGGATATCGCCCCGGATGCTCGAGCGCCTGGCCATTGGTTACTCCTTGGCCTGGTCGGCCTTGCCTGGCTTCGCGGGTTTCTCGTCGGTGCCTTGCTCGGTCACTTCCTCGGCGTAGCCCCGGGCGATAAGGCCGGCGCCATACTCCTTGTCGATCACGAATTCGGCGCCCTTCACGCGCTCACCGGTGGCGCCGGAGAGCCGGCCCAGTGCACGAATTTTCATGGCTCACCTCATGGGTTGGGGACGCTGGAGCACAGCAAGCGCAGCAGGTCCCGTTCGTTATTGGGGAGCGGCGCCTCGACCTTGTAGGTCACGCCGGTGCGTTTGTCGGTCACCCGCCAGCCGGCGGCGATATCGCCCCGGGGGCGAATGCGGATCTCCGCGCTGACGACCGCCTCCAGTTGCTCGGCCACTGGCGTGACGCGGCCGGTGGGCAGGGTGATCTCCGCCCAGACCTCGCCCACCGGCACCCACACCTGGTCGTAGCCGCCCGTGTTGTTCTGCACCCGCTCGTACTTGCTCAGGCGGCAGCGGTGCCGCAGCGGTCCGGCTCTCATCAGAAGCGCTTCCTGTACCAGAGCAGCCTTTCGACTGCGAGGGGCATGGCAGTGGCGATGGCGCCCACGGCCACAGCCTCGCGGTTGGCGTACCAATGCCCGACCAGCAGCAGGACCGCTTGCTCGACATCGCGGGTCAGGCCCATTTCGTCGGGCTCGACCGGGTCGACCTCGACCAGCTTGCGGTCACAGTGCTGCTCGACGTGAGCCTTGGCCGCCTCGATGTAGCCGCTGATCAAGGGGTCTTCTTCGTCACCGTCGACCCGCAGATGCAGCTTGACGTTGGCCAGGTCGAGCATTTACTTGGCCTCGGCGGCTTTGGCGGCAGCGGCCTTTTCAGCTGCGGCTTTCTCGGCGGCTGCTTTGTCTGCCGCCGCTTTCTCGGCTGCCGCCTTTTCCGCTGCCTCCTTCTCGGCCGCGGCTTTCTCGGCTGCCGCCTTTTCAGCAGCCGCTTTTTCAGCGGCAGCCTTGTCCTCTTTCGGAGCCAATGGCTTGGTCTCCTTCGGCTTGGCCAGCCGCGGCTTGCCGTTGGCGTCGAGCTCAACAGCCAGGCCTTTGCCGATCAGGGTGTAGGCGTACTCATCGTCGGCGTCATCGAATGTTTCGCCGGCCTTGACCTTGTTCGAGGTGGCACCCAGCAGCGCACCATTTCCGACAAAGCCCCACAGAATCTTGATTTTCATGCTGCCTCCAGAAAAGAACAGGCCGGCGTTATGCCGGCCTTCGGTGGGGTTAGGCGGTCGGGAAGCGACCTTTCACCAGGGCTTCCTTGCGGCGCACGCCAAGGCCCAAGCGCTCCTCGACCAGCAGCGCACGTTCGTTCTTGATGAACTGATCGTTGATCAGGCCCATCTTGAACAGGAACGACATGCGGTCGAACAGCGTGGTGGAGCGAGCGAAGTTGGCGGTCAGGAACTCGCCACCGTTGGTGCCATCGCCCTCGTCCATGCTGTCGGAGGTGATCACCGGCCGGCCCCAAAGGATCGGGGTAACCAGGCCCTGCAGGTTGGCGAACAGGTAGCGGTTCTCGCCGTCCTTCTGCAGCTCGATGTTCATCCAGTCCAGCTCAGTCATCACCACACCATCGGCGGACATCTGCGACTGTTTGCGCACCTGGTAGATGGCGCGGCGTACCAGGTCGATGGCGGTATCGCCGGCTTTGCTGAGGGCAATGTCGTAGGCCGTCGCTTGGGTCATCAGGCCTGGCAGGTTCTCGCCGGTACCATCGCCTTTGAGGATCTGCGCTTCCTCCTCCAGCTTGAGGTCATAGCGCAGCAGCTGCTGCAGGTAGGCGAGCATCTGCGGAACGTCATCCAGCGCCTCGTCGGTCACCGGCATCCAAACCGCAATTTTCTTCACGCGGTCAGTCACCGTCTCGAAGGTGACGTTGCTGGTCGGCTTCAGGCCGCCCTCCGCCACCGTCGCAGCGCCACGGGTGTGCAGCTTTTCGCGGAAGTAGGTGTAGTTCTGGCCGCCGACTGGAACGGTGGTGAGCAGATCGCGGATACGCAGCTCCTGGCGGATGCCAGGCTGAATCACCGGATCGTAGACGGGCGCAACGATGCCGGCGCTGGTCACCTTCATTTCCGTCATGCTGGCCATGTCGGACTTGGTGACTTCGAGTTGAGCCAGCGCGGCATTTTTCTGGCTGAGCGCTTTGTAGCCTTCGTCGCCCTTGATCAGGTCGATGAAGCTCTTGCCCTCGCTGGACTGGCCGCGCAGCTTCACGCCTTTCTGTTCCAGATCAACAACCTGGTCGATGACCTTTTGCAGCTCGCCCTTGGTGTCTTCGATCTGCTTGCGCAGGTCGCCAGTCACCTGGTTGCCCTTCTGCATTTCGTCCATGGCTGCGTCGTACTTCTTCTGCAGATCGCCGAAGCCGTTCTTCAGTTGCAGTTCGATGGAGTCCTTCAGTTCTTTCACTTCGCTCATGGCGATACTCCGAAATATTTGGTGAACAAGTTGGGAATTTCTTTCAGCTCATCCACGATCGCCGTGGCCTCGCTCCCGCCGTCACGGCGGAGCGCGGTGTAGCCGAGCGAAGCGACTGCCGCCGCTTCCTTCTGCGAGAGGCCCATGCGTTCGCGCAGGGCCTTCTCGAAAAGCCTGATGTCCGACTTGACGCTGAGGACCTGGGCCTCGGGGTTCATGCCGAACGGTACGAAGGAGGCTTCCCAGAGTTCGGCCTCCTTGATGATGCGGACGCGCCGGCCGGCGCGATCTTCGAAATCTGCCTTGATGGTGTTGAAGCCGATCGACATGCTGTCGAGGATGTCGGCCTTCATGAGCTCGTAGGCGTCACGGGCATAGCTGACGTTGAGATTGACCTGCCCTTTCAGCAGCAGGCCGTGATCGTCCTGGGTGTAATCGGCGGCGCCGACCAGGCGAGTCAGGTCGTGGTACAGGGCCAGCTTGAGTTGGCCCTTGCGGGTTGCCTTCACGCGGGTGAACGCGCCGGGCAGGATCACGTCGTCGCCCAGGTCAACGTTGTTGAACACTGCGGCGTAGCCTTCGAAATTGCCGGCTTCGTCCACGGCCTTGAGCTCGAACGGGCATTCAAGGTTCGCCATTTTTCTGTATCTCCCACCGGGTGACCCGGGCGTAGTCGCCGCCCAGCGGCGGGTAGTTTTCCTTTTCGCGGACCTCGTCAATCGACAGCCAGCCCGAGCCACCAGAACCGCCCAAGGCGGCCTGGAAGTACGAAGCGCGACCGGCGCTGTCAGCGCGCAGCAGGCCCTCGACAACGAACTCAACAAAACGCTGGTCGGAGCCAAACAACTTGTCGTTGAGCTCGTCCTCGACGGAATCGATGTAGGGCTTGAGGCCGAAGGTGATGAAGCCGGTGAGCTGCTGTTCCAGGTTCGAACCCATGATCGAGGTCTTGCCTGCCCGGTTGGCCAGCCACAGCGGCACACCGTAGATGCCCGCCAGGGCCTCTTCTTGGAACTGCTGCGACTCGATGAACTGGGCATCCTTCTGGCTGATGCCAGCCGGGACGATCTTGGGGTTGCCCTGCAGGATGGCCATCTTGCCGATGTCGTCGGCATCACCCTTCCGCACATCCGGGAACTTCGACATGATCCGGGCCTGCTGGGCCTCGGTCAGGAACTGCTCGTAGATGACGTAGCCACCGGTAAAACCGCCCTTGCGCATGAACCGCGCCGACCACTGCTGCCCAGCCTTGGCGAGCCCCATGGTCTCGGCCTGGTACTCGATGGGGGACAGACCGACGATGCCGTCCAGGCTGAACAACTTGAAGTGCAGCATGTACTCCGGCGACACCGGGAACGTCTCCCCCTCCTTGGGAGTGACCAGGTAGATCAGCTCCTCCTCGGTGTCGATCTTCACGGACCGACCATCCAGCGGCACCAGGCCGATCGGGGTGCCATGCACGTTGCGCTCGATCAAGGCGAACGCGTTGCCCCGCAGGGCCATGTTCACGACCACGAACTTCAGGAAGTTCAGCCTGGTCATGTACGGGTTGGGCTTGCGCAGCAACTTGAGCATCGGGTCGTTGCCGCCGACCAGCGCCCGCCTGCCCTGCTTGTCCTCGTACAGCTTGAGCGGCAAACCGCTCAGCGACTCCGAAAGGATCTTGACGCAGGACCAGACCATGCTGATCGACAGGGCCGTCTTGACGGTGACTCGCACGCCGGCCTTGGTGCGCTTGCCACCGACCTCAAGGTCAACCTCGACATACTCGCCCGTCGCCGGGTCGGTGTAGCCGAAGAAGCCCCAGGTCATGGGGTTGTACCATTTGAATGCCATGGTCAGCCTATAAGTCCGAAGAACCCGTTATCCAGGTAGTCAGCCATTCCGCCCTGGGCTTCCGGGTTGAGAGCCAGGAGCGTCACGGCGTTGAACAGCGCCATCAGCGGGTCGATCTTTGCCGAGCCGCTGGCCTGCTTGGTGATGAGGATTGCGTTGCCGCGAGGCTCGACACGGGCGTTGCCACAGCACCAGGCCATCATGGGCTGGCCGCCATGCCACAGGCCGCCCTCGGCCAGCTTCCGCTCAGCGGTCTTGATCGCGCCGCCCAGCGTGTAGCCCTGCTTCACGCCGCCGATCTTCTCGCGAGGAATGCCGCGGGCCTCCAAGGCGTCGAGGATGGCGCCGATGCCGACCGGGTCGAGACCTACCTGATCAAGCAGGCCGGCCTCCTCCACCTGGGCAACCAGCTCAGCGATCTGGTCAACGTCATCACCGATACGCTCCACCAGGGTCAGATGCCCGTCGTTGGCGAAGTCGCGGATGCGCGGTGCCTCAGCCTTGCGCCGCTCCAGCACGGACGGGTGTGCCCAGGCGTGGGTCCAGGTCAGCCAGCGCCGGGTGTCCCGCTCACGCCCGACAGCGGCGAAGCCAAGCAAGTCATCCAGGCCGCCGCCGTCGATACCGATGTCGATCACCTCGCAGCGCTCGAGTAGGTCGTTCAAGGTTCGGCAGTCGTCCGAGGCCTGCCGCTCCCAGTAGTCAGCGCCGGCCCAGCGGTCCGACAGCAGGGCCAGGCCGATCTCGACGTTGAGGTGCTTAGCCAGGAAGCCACGGAAAGACTCCTCGCCGTCCATCTGGGCTTGGGCATAGCCCCGCTCGATGAACGGCTCATCCACCGACAGCCCCAGGTTGGGGTTGGTGATGTAGGCGTTGGCGAAGTCCCGGTGGGCGCCGGCATCAAGCATCGCTTTCGGGAACTCGTACAGCACCGGCAGGAACGACTTGTCGATGATCTCGCCGTCCCGCACCTTGCGGGCGTACATCAGCTTCTGCCGGAAGACACCGGCCGGGGGCGCATCGGATTGGGTAGTTGCCCAGATGATGAAACCCTCGGGGCGAGAGGCCAGGCCGCCAGTGGCTTCCCGCAACATCGCCTCGGCGTTGGCACGCTTGCCGAACACCCACAGTTCATCAACGAAAACGCCGATCGCCTTCTTGCCCGACACCGTCTCGCTGTCGGCCGCCACCACCTTGAGCGTGGCGTTGGTCTGCCGGTGGGTGACCGTGCGCAAATGGTCCTGGACCTTGAGCAGGGCGTCCAGCTCCTCGTCCGCCCGTACCATGTCGCGGATCGGGATGTAGGAGTTGTCGGCAATCTCCTTCGTCGGCGCCAGGATGATGAACTCGCCGGATGGTCGCCAGTTGAGGACCAGTGCGGTGAGCATGATGCCCGCCGCGATGGTCGACTTGCCGTTCTTCTTGCTGATCAGCAGCATGAACTCGCTGACCATGCGCCGACCCTCGTCTGGGTCATAGGCGCCAAAGATGGCGGCGACGAACTGGTTCACCCAGTCGCGGACCGTCTCGCACATCAGCGGGCTGCCGGTGGCGTCGACCATCCGCAGGGCGCCGAACACGTCGAGCGCTTCCTCGGCTTCAGCAGGGAACAGCGGCTCGAACGGGATCAAGCTCTGGCGCGCAACGATGCGCTGCTCCCAGTCGGGGCATGCGGTTGACCACTCCATCATTTCACCGATCGCAGTGGGCCGCGGCGGGCGCCGAACTTGCCGGAGGCTGCCTCAGCAGCTTTGTCTTTCGCCTGTTCCTTCTTCCCGCTCTCCCCCTTGCGAGGATGCACGAAGGGCATCAAGGCCTTGGCCGCGTCGACACGCAGCTTCGCCTCGGTGCCCATGTCGTTCATCACCGCCAGTAGGAAGTCCTTCGGGTCCTTGTGGGACAGCGCTCGGGAGAGGTCAAAGCCCGCCGGCTCCCACTCCCCCTCCAGGCTCTGGGGTGCCTCAGTAGCCTCAGCGGGCGGCGTGTTGCCGGCGGCATCCGAACCACTGCCTTTAACACGATCTTTAACATCTGCTTTAACATCGTCGGGCAGCTGACCGAGCGCCCGCAGCTTGGCCAGCTCGGCGACGACGTCGGGATCCTTGGCCAGTCGCGAACCTGCTGCAGACGCTGATTTCTCTGGGCATCCGGCCGCAATGGCTGCGTCTCGATTGGACGCACCTCCCCTGAGCGCGGCGATGAAGGCGCGCTTCTTGGGTGTTAAAGCCATTTAACAAAAATCCTGTGCGGGAAAAAAATCTGTACGTGGGGTCGTAGGCGGTCTAGCTACATGAGAATGGCTATATTTTGACCACCCCCCCCTTTCGCTTCCGCCTGCTACGCTGATGACTCCATCACTCAAGGAAACGAGTTATGAAGTTCAAAGCGAAAGTCTATTTCAACCACCAAAAATTCCGCGCCCTGGCTATACCCGAGGACAAATCCCTGGACGAGCTGCCCTCCACCGCTCAACAGTGGATAGGCCCGAAGGTCACTGAGCAAAGTCGGGAGTTCGATACTTCGGAACAACTGATCGGTTTTGACCCGCAGACGGTCTGGGACGATTTCCAAACCAAGGGCTACTCGGGCTTCGAGGTAACCGCAAAGGTCGAGGTGCTAGGCTGAGCCGATTCAGGCCGAGCGCTCCTCGGCCTGCTTCACCGAGTCGTGGCAGGGCTTGCACAGCGACTGCCAGTTGGCCTGGTCCCAGAACACGTCCTTGTCGCCTCGGTGTGGAACGATGTGGTCAACGATGAACGCCGCAGTGGTCCGGCCTTGCTTCGCGCAGTAGACGCACAGCGGGTTGTCGCGCAGGTACTGCTCTCGCGCCTTCTGCCACCGGTAGTCGTAGCCGCGCTGGGAACTGGTCATGCCGCTACGCCAGCTGCCAGGCGTCACCACCTTGACCCGCGAGCCTGCGCTCTCCTTGATGCGAGCGCCGAGCGTCTTGAGCCTGGCCATCGTTACCGGCTCCTGGGTCGGTTGAGTGCACGGCGGCCACACCTGGCCAGCACCATGTCCTGCACCTGGTGAATAGCCATGCAGAACTCATGCTGCTCAAGCGGGTGCTCGATGGGCAGCTTCAGGTACTCATCCCACGCATCAGCGAGCAGCTGAGCAACCTTGGCTTCCTGTTCGGTAAGTTCGGTCTTCATGCCTCACCCCTGAGCCTTGCGGGACAGGAACAGGTCGGAATAGCCGCGAAGCTTCTCCACACCCATGAAGCCGACAGCGCCGCCGGCAAACGTCGCCATGCCCTGCGGCAATCCCATCCACTCAAGCAGGGGCACCAGGGCCAGCGTGATCATTCCGCACAGTGCGCCTTCCAGCAGCATCTGCCGCGTGCTGCCACCGCCGTACACCACGCGCAGGGCGGCGATGGCGACCGACAGGCCGGCGGCGTAGAGCTGTGGCTGATGTGCAATCAACCACGCGAACACAGCGGCCCACAGGCCTGGGTCCTTTTCTGGCATGTTCGGCATCTCGATTCCTCCCGTTGCGGGGAGCTCAAATGAAAAAGCCCCGGCAATTGCCGAGGCTTGGAATGGGTATGGCACCTGATGCAGGAGTTGAACCTGCGACCTCGCAGCACGTGTAACGCTGTAAAAACAGCAGGCCGCGCGCTCTAACCATCTGAGCTAACCAGGTGACAAAAACGAAAAACCCCGACGTAACGGCCGGGGTTTGTCAGTCACTCCTCAACACGCGCAGGAATGACAGGATGGCGATAATTTCTCTCACTCTATCACTGATGTCAACAGGCAATTACGCAGCATCCTTGATCAGCAGCCCTTCCGCTTCGAGGATGGCGCGCACCTCAACCAACGCGTCGTCAATCATTCCGTCAAGTTTGTCCTTGATGCCGGCACGCCAGCGGTACCGCGTCGGCTCAGGTGTGGCATCGGTATCCCAGGTGTTCATGTCGTAGAAGCTAGCCGGCAGGACGATCAGGTCATCGGCCAGCGCCTCGGCCTTGGCCCGCTCAGCCTGGCCAGCGGCAAGGGCTGCATTGACTAGCCGCTCGCGCTTCCACTCTGGCGCATCCAACGGGATGTCCACCACCACCGACCGCGGGCCTTGGCGGCGAGCGCCCTTGAGCTTCGGCACGGCCCAGGCAGTCACGGCCTTGTAGATGAACAGTTGCGGCGCCGGGCTGGCGATCAATGGCGCGATGGCTGAGATCCCGTTTAGCCGCTTGGCCTTGCTGGTGGCGTACTTCGCGTTCAGCGCGCTCCAGTGGCGCGGGATCAGCAAGTGGTGGAGGCGCGCCGACAACCAGTAATCCACCTGAGCGCGGTCAAAGCCACCGGTGCTGCCACCAAGCGAGGCGAGGCACCCGCCCTCTTCTTCTGCCGATCTGTACAGCTTCTGCCAGGCCTGCCCCTTCGCGGCGCCCTTCTCTCCTGCCGCCAGAGCGGCAACGACTGCACCCGATACGCTGTTGTAGATCATGTCCTTCCCCTCAATCCCCGGTGTAGTTGGTGCCGCCGGCGCCGCGCCGGTTGCTTCCCTGATATCCCGCCTCAGGCCCGCCGGCCTGGGGTCTTTTCAACTGCTCAATCTGCCGCTCTGCGGCCTGGAGACGGAGGCTCAGCTGGGTCACCAGCTCGCCCAACTCCAGCGCCTGCCCGGTGGAAGCCTCGACCCATCCGGAGGCACTGCACTGCACGCAGGCCATTTCGTAGAAGACGCCCTTCACGACCGCTTTGCCGCGGCACGCAGGGCACTTGTCCAGCTCAATCACGACCTTCTTCAAGGCAGGGCCGTGCCTCTTCATCAACCGACCACCTTCAACCCTTGGGCGCGCAGCGACTTTTCAGCCACCTCATGCGCCCACTGCCCATCAGGGTCACCCATGATCAGTTCGAAAGGGTTCCTGATGCGCAGCGATTCGCGAGAGGCCTGCCAGATCAGGAAATAGATCGGATAAGGGTGAATCAGCTGGCTCTCGCACCACGCAGCGAAGTCCGGATAGCCAGGATGGTCGGTGATCGACTGCTTGAGCACCGAAGGAAGGTCATTGCGCATCTTGTCGCCGCTGCTCATTTCGAATCCTCGCCTATGGTTGGTCATTGGATGCGCTAGAGGCCTCGCCTTGGCTGGCCTGCGCGGAAAACTGCGAAACTTCGCGTAATGGCTCGGCAATGGTGTGGATGCCGCTGAAACCACGCTCGTCAAGCCAGGTGTGCCACTTCTCCAGCGCCTCGCGCTTGCCCGTCTCCACCCAGGAGTGGATGTAGGTCTGAACGTTGCGCCCCATCGCATGGTTGAGCAGCAGCTCGCCGATCAGGAAATCGATGCCCAGGTCCACCCAGGCGGTACGTGCCACCTTGCGCAGGTCGTGGCTGGTCCACTCGCCCTGCCCCAGGCGCGCAAAGATGGCGAAGGCCTGGCTGTCACTGATGGCTTTGCCCGACTTGGCAGGGAACAGGTAAAGCCCGTTGTAGCCGGTGGCGGCCTGCTGCTGGTGGTAGCGTTTGAGCAGCGCGCACACCTGGTCCGTCAGCGGCAGGTTCAGCTCGACCCTGGTCTTGGTGTGCAGCGCCGGGATGTGCCACTGGCGATCTTCAAGGGTGAAATCCCGCCACGACGCCAGCCGAGTCTCGGACACCCGGGTGCCGTGGCACAGCATCATCAGGGCAAGCATGGCTTCGGCGGGCACCTGGTCGAAGTGTCCGGCCAGTTGAGCGAGCAGGCCCTCGACCTGACCGTCGCGCAGCCGCGCCGCCTTGGGCTTGATCTTGGCCTTGGAGAAGTCGCTGAAGCGGATGGCGGCCATCGGATTGGTGTCGATCTTGTTGAGTTTGGCCGCCTGCTTGAAGGCCAGAGCCAGCAGCCGGAAGATCAGTCGCAGGTACTCGAGCGACAGCTCGGCCTGCAGGGGCCACATCAGGCGCTGGTCGATCTCCGCCTTGCTGACGGCTGCCAGCGACAACTCGCCGAGGCGCGGAATGAGGTGCTTGACCATGGCCGAATGAGCGGTCGCCTTGCGCTTGGTCGACAAGTTGCGATCCTTGCTCATCCGCTCATCAAACCAGGTCAGCAGCTGCCCCGTGGTCTGCCAGGTACCCACGGCCACCTCAGCACCAGGCGTCGCCGTCAGGCGCGCACGCACTTCTGGCAGCACGGCCAGCACCGCTTTCGTCCCCAGGTCGGGGTAATTGGCGATCTTGTTCCACGCGCTCCCGGTGACCAGGTACCACGACCCTCGGGAGCGGTCCTGCTTGTAGCGAAAACGGAACGCAGGCTGCCGGGCGTCCCTCAGGTCGCGCACCTCGCCAGCGGCGTGCCGGCGGATCTCGGCGTCAGACAGGGTGACGGTCAGTGTCTTGCTCATGCGACCAGCACCCCCTCGCGAACCAGGATGGCCTGAGTGCGCATGACGCCCTCGGCGTGGTACTGCCGGGTGGCGTCGCGATCAATGATGCGGCTCCGCCCATCGCAGGCGTCGTGGCACGCGCTGCAGGCCCAGGCGCCCTGCATGTCGTGTGGCTTGATACCGACGCCGCAGGTTCCGGCCAGCCGATAGTGGGCCAGCACGGTGGTTTCGGGATTGCCGTTGCACACGCCCGGGATGCGCACCTGGCACTCCCGGCCGCGGGCGGCCTTGGTCAGTTTGGATTGCCGCATGGGTTCTCTCCTTGGGCGGTGCTCATGCTGGGATTTCCTTGCGGGCGTAGCGCGACGCCAGCGGTCGGTCATTGGCGGCCGGTGCCTTGGTGGGTGGCTGCCAGTTGGCGGTGAGGTTCTCGAAACGGTTGTACTGACCCAGGAAGGCCGCACGGACGGTGCCTGTCTCGATGTCGCGGCCCTTGCCGATGATGATTTCGGCCACGCCCTTGTACTCGCTGTTCTCGTGGTAGACCTCGTCGCGGTAGACGAACAGGATCACGTCGGCGTCCTGCTCGATGGCCCCCGATTCGCGCAGGTCGGACGGCACCGGGCGCTTGTTGGGGCGCTCCTCACATTTGCGCGAAAGTTGACTCAGCAGCACGACAGGGATACCCAGTTCGCGGGCTATCTGCTTGCAGCCGCGACTGATGCCGCTGATCTCCTCGGTACGGTTGCCGCCCTCGCCTTCCATCAGCTGCAGGTAATCGACCATCAGGAGGTCGAGGCCATAGCGCATCTTGTGGCGGCGAGCCAGCGAGCGGATACGCCCAACGGTGGCGCCCGCTCGGTCAGCGATGAACAAGTTCGCCTGTTGCACCTTCAGCGAGCCAAGCCCGAGTTCAGTCGCATGGGACTGGCAGGCAGAGCCGTTCTTGATCAGGTTGAGCGGGACACGCCCTTCCGACGCCACGGCGCGGTCGATGAGCTGGCTTTTGCTCATCTCCAGGCTGACCACCAGCGATGACTTGTTCTGGCGCACGGAGGCGTCGAGGGCAAACCCCATGGCCAGGGTTGTTTTACCCATGCCTGGGCGCCCGGCGACGATGATCAGTTGCTCGGGCTGCAGGCCGCCCAGCTTCTGGTCCAAGTCAGCCAAGCCGGTAGAAAGACCGATCAGGGTCTCGCCACGTGACAGCCTGTCGTGACGTTCCTGCCAAACCTCGACCTGACTAGCCATCAAGTCGGCGGCCTTCACCACCTCCTCAACCTCACTGCCGGAATCAATCGCCATGGCTGCCGCCTGCACCGACGCGATCTTCGCCTGAATATCGCCCTGGCTCTGGGCGATTTCGAGCGTGCGCTCGCTCAGGTCGTAGAGCGCCCGCTCGATGGCGCGCTCGCGGACAATCCCGGCATACGACGCGGCGTTAGCCACGCTCGGGGTGTTCTTCACGATCTCGGCGCAGTACGCCAGCGCGTTGTCGCCGGAAGGCAGCGTACCGATGCGGTCAGCCACGGTGAGGAAGTCGACAGAGCCGCCCGCTGCCCTCAACGCCATGATCCCGCGATACACGTCGGCGTTGTCGGCGAAGTAGAACGACTCGGGCGATAGATCGTCGGACAGCACGTCGATCAACTCGGGACGTTGGAGCATGGCCCCCAGCAGGCTGTGCTCGGCCTCGGCGCTGTAGGGATCACGCATGGTAATTGCCCTCCACCACCTTCACGAAGTTGGACGGGGCAATCAGCCAATCGAAGGTGGCCCGGAAAGGCGCGCCGCCAAACTTCCCGGCAGCCCGACCCATCAGGAAGTCCGACTTCGCGACGTCAGCGAAGTACTCGGCCCAGAACTCCAGGCTCTGGTGAACATCGCTCTGGTTCCAGCGGGCGCGGAGTTGTTTCTTGCGCGCCTCCGACACGAGAACGACGGCAGGCAGGGTTGGTGTGAGCAGTCGGTTGAACAGATTGACGATGTCCTGAACCGGGCAAGACGGCAAGCGCGGAACGCGGTTGCCATCAGGTGACGGTTCAATTGATGGTTCCTTTACGGTTCTGGGGGCATCTGGTGCCGGGGTGGGGGGCACCTCGTGCCGGGGTGATGGGGCATCTGGTGCCGGGGGGCATTTCGTGCCGGGGGCATATGCTGCCGGGGTAATGGTGTACCAGGTTGAGCGGCCGAAGCGCTGATGGCTCATCAGAAGGCCAACCTCCTCAAGCCACCGCAACGCATTGCGTACGGCCCGCTCCGAAAGGCAGGTACGCGACCCAATGGTGGCGATGGATGGCCAGCAAACGCCGTCGTCGTTGGCGTTGTCGGCCAAAGAGATCAGCACCGCCTTTTGGGCAGGGCTCATCCCCTGCAATGGCCAGCAGGCCGTCATCACAATGGTGCTCATGACTTGGTCTCGCACAGGGAGGCGCGCAAGTGCTCAACACACTCGGCGCGGAAGGCATTCTTCGATTCGATTGCGTACTGGAGGCGGATCATTCGAGCCGCATGGATTGCTGCGGACTGGTGGTAGGCTTTCTGGTGCGAAACGGCCTGTGGCGCGGTGTTGCTTGCGTCCATTGCAGAGTGCATAATCGACCTCGTTGTTGTTTCAGAAGACCGCCCTGCCAGGCGGTTTTTTTTCGCCTGCTGTTCGGGCACTGGATGCATGAACAGCGGGACGGACTCACTACTGGCGCAAGGCCAGGTCACGCATACTTCACGTCACAGCTACCAGTTACCTCTGGCTTGTCGGGGTAGATGTCGGGCCGCAGCTCCGACCGATGAACCCCTGTTAGCCGTTCGATTTCCAGCACCCGCTCGGCAGGCACGCGCCCGGTAGCGCACATTTTCTGCACTGCCTGGGGCGTAACCTTGAGATACCGAGCAAGGGCTGACTGGCCGCCGGCGGCAAAAGCCGCCTTCTGAATTGCAGTCTGGGTCATAGCCCACCTCAAAGTTACAGCTACAACTAAAGGTTACCCCACGCATGCACGAATCTACAACCAATATTCGCAATTACACTTACAACCATTGTTTGTATGATTGCCTCATGGAAAATATTGGTGAGCGCATAGCGCGGAAACGTGAAGCAGCTGGACTCAGCCAGTCAGAGCTTGGCCGCAGGCTGGGCCTAAGCGCGCAGGCCGTGCAGAAGTGGGAGTCGGGGAAGTCAACCCCCAGAAACTCGAAGCTGAGCATGATCGCCAGCATCCTGAGCACAACCGTCCAGTACCTTCTGCAAGGGGACGATGGGGATAAAGCCGCCCCGCCTGGGCTGAGCGACATTGCCGCATGGGACGAAGCGACCCCACTTGAAGACGACGAGGTCGAGATCTCATTTCTCCGGGAGGTCGAGCTATCTGCCGGCTCTGGCCGCTTCGCGATTGAAGAGGATGCAGACGAAAGCCTCAGATTCCCCAAGCGAAAGCTGCGAGAGAACCATGTCCAGGCTCGCCACGCCAGGTGCGTGACAGTGAGAGGCAACAGCATGACGCCTGTCCTGCGCGACGGCGCTACCGTGGGGATCGACCTTGGCAAGACAAGGCTGGCTGACATCATCGACGGCGACCTTTATGCCGTGGACCACAGCGGCCAGCTGCGTGTTAAGCAGGTCTTCCGGCTGCCGACAGGCCTTCGACTCCGAAGCTTCAATCGTGACGACCACCCCGACGAGGACTACACATTCGAGCAGATGCATGACGGCCAGTTGAAGATCATTGGCCATGTGTTCTGGTGGGCCATGTACGCCCGATAGATAAAAATTTTCCCTACCTGAATCCTGCCAATCGGCAGGATTTTTTTTGCCTGATCAACCACCTACAACCACAAACGCATATCCCATGGCAGCCTCATGCATTGATCTACAACTTTTATACTTGCAACATCCAACCATTGGTTGTAGTTTTATCACATCGCCGGATCGACACCGGCCGCAGCAAAGGCAGCGATGGACAGGCCTCAACAGTCCAGAGGGGTGGCAACTGCCCCGGGTGTGCAGGGTAAAGCACCGAGATCAGTTATCCGGCGGGAAGGTCCGCGGTCGGAGTCACCAATTAGAAGATTGCCGAAGGCCGACGCCAGTAGCGGGTCCCGGCAGGTTTCACTGGCTGGCCTTGGAGACAGGGCCAGACGGGAAATCAACCGCCCGAGAGCAAGTCATGGACACCATCACCATTGGCCAATGGAAAGGCCACCTGGGCCGGGGCCTGGCACCCCGTGAGCTGGAATGCGTTCTCGACGTTGCCCAGGGCATGACCTCGAAGGAGATCGCCCGACACTTCGGCATCAGCGAGGGCGGCGTAGAGAAGCGCATCGCAGCAGCAATGTTCAAGCTCGACGTGCCCCGCCGCGCTGCCCTGGTCGCCGAGGCCATGCGCCGCAACATCATCAGCCCCATGTGCTTCGTGCTGGCATCGCTGATCGCCATGCACGCGGTCATCGACGACAGCGACCCCATGCGCCGCGACCGTCGTGTGCCCGAGCGGCGCACCGCCCAGGTTCGAATCGTTCGCAAGGCCGAGGCCTTCGAACTCCACGCCTGAATCCCACCAGAGGATCACACCATGCATCCAGCCATCCGGGATCGCCGCCAGGGCCTCGACGCCCTGCGCGCTCGCTCCGTCATTGCCACTGTTGAGCTGTATGAGTTGATTGGCCGCCCTGCCCCGGCACCTGGTCCGCTGTTCCAGGCTGTAGCAAAGGGTAAGGCATGGCACATCATCGAAGTATCGACCGGCAAGACCAAGGGCTTCTGCTTCAGCCACAAAGCCGCGATGGTGTTTGTGGATGCGATGGAGGCCGGCGCGGCGAGTAAGGCAGGCGGCCTGCAATGAGAAAGCGCAAGCCACACAACATGCGGGCACGCCTCGAGCGTACCTGTCGGGCCCTGGTCTCAGCCAACCATGCAGCCGTGGTCAACATTGATCCCAGCGGGCAGCAGGTGCTGATCAACTGGAAGAACCTCAAGCAGATCCGCGTGCGACAGGTCGTCGACGCCGTCTGCGACATCCCGCACCGGTGGACCATCTACCTCAGCGTGCTGTGCCGGACAGAATTCGGCGAACGCTACAACAAGTCGATAGAGGTCGCGCCGCAGGGCAACTACCGGGCCGATCACCTGACCGATGTGATCGAGGCCACCTACACCGACCTGCGGGCAACGGCAAACCCTAATCACTTGGTGGCATCCGGCTGGATCGCCATCCCTACCGACACAACGCTCGACGAAGCAGAGGCCGCCAAGATCTTTGCCGCCGTCGGCGCCTGGAATCAGCAGAAAGCAGCATGAAGCGCACCACCACACGCGCCCGGCACGGCCGGCGCCAGCAACACATCAATCTGCCGCCCAGCGGCTTGGGAGGTATCGGCCATGGCCGAGGAGAAGACGGGAGCCGCCAAGCACTCTGCGGACTATCGCGACCGGCGGAAGAAAGAGGCTGCGAAGCTGGGTATCGAGAAGGTGTTCTTCAACATGCCCGCAGGGATCAAAGCTGCACTGTCTACCGAGATCGAGCGCCACGGCTACGACCAGGTGCAGGAGCTTTGGCAGGACCTGGCCTTGTCCTGGATTGCCCAGGATCAAGAGGAGCGAGCGCGTCGGCTTGAACGACCTGACGCGCCAGCTTTTTACATATCGCCAAAACTGGCGCGCCAGTTCAAGGAAGCCAGCATGGCTGAGCTGAGGCGTGACCCTGGCGATGAAATTCGCCCACCCGCGATCAGTCTTTCTTCGTAGGCTTCACCGGCGGCATGGGCACCTTGATCTGCATGGGGGGAAGGTTGCGCTCGTTCACTTGAGGGCGTCCATCAGGACGCGTATCACTTGGGCGCTTCTGCTTATCGGACATTTCAAACTCCATAGTGAGAAGTGAAGTACTCGGCAGCTTGAGCAGACGCATTGGTCATGCGCCTTTTACGAACTGGTATGACCATGCTACCGAATTTGTCGGTCATGATCTTGCGCTTTTGCTCCTTCAGGTCATGCCTTGCTTTGTTGATCTGCTTATCAGATAGGGCCCCCTCAGCTACGTCGAACCATCCTCTCTCGGCCTTGTCGGCAAGCTCGCCAATTGCCAAAGCGGCAGCCCCGAGAGGCTTGATTCTGGTCTTGTGGGGCATAAGGTTCGAGAGCACAGAAATGACTTGGGAAACGGCGATGATCGTCGCCCAAACCTTCGGGTACTGTTGCCAGACAGCCCAAGCACTGATGGCTCCGCTCGAAGCCAGCGCAAGGAAAATTCTAAACCCCAGATCCCAGCGCTCAGAGCTCAACTGATAAAGCATCAGGTAATTCTGGTGCGCCCTTATCTCAACCATCTCATTCCAGTACTGCTCCTGGTACATCTCGTCTCCTGACTGGCCCCATGCCGGCCACTCGTAATACCCCATCCAACCCCAAATTGCCACCATGCCGCCACCAGCACGGAGGGCGGCGCATGCATGGAGAAAGCCATGAGCCATATTCCACCGCGCCCAACTGCCACCAGGCAGATGATCCTTGAATGCTGCAAGCCAATCGCCGAGAAGCTTGGGGCAGACGCTGAAACCCTGGCGCACCACTACAACCGCCATATGGATGGCTTCGAGCTTTGCATCGAGCTGGCGAAATGGGCCGGCTGGGATATGCAGCGGGACGACATCGATATCCTCGACGAGCTGGACTACCTGGTTGACGAAGCAGAGCGTAAAGCGGTTCGAGCCTGGTTCGATGAGCACAACCCTCAGCCACCATTCGCCATCGGCGACAGCATCAAGGAAGGCGTGATCACCGGAATCAGCACCTACTCGCCGGCCTGCTTCGAAGTGAAGATTGAGGGCGATCCGGACACCACGCGCAGGATCATCAAGTTCGAAGACGCGATAGCCGCCTGACCCTCCGGCGCTACCCGCCAGCGCCTTCCCCTATTCAACGATAACGATCACGCCGCACCGGCGAGGACCGCCCATGTCTGCATTCCAGAAAAAGAACCCGCTCGACTTCAAAACCCAGTACGGCCTTGGCTTCGATCCGCAAGACGACGAGATCGTGGTGGACTTCTTCTGCGGTGGCGGCGGCGCCGGTACCGGGCTGGAGATGGGCCTTGGCCGACCAGTCACCGTGGCCAAGAACCACAGCCCGGCGGCCATCAGCATGCACACTGCCAACCATCCGGCAGCGCGCCACTTCACAACCGACGTCTTCGACGGTGACCCGGACGAGGAATGCCAGGGCCGGCCGGTGGGCTGGTTCCACATGAGCCCAGATTGCACCCATCACAGCCAGGCCGCCGGCGGCCAGCCCCGCAAGCGCGAGATCCGCAACCTGTCGTGGATCGGCCTGAAGTGGGCCGGCAAGAAAAAGCCTCGGGTCATCAGCCTTGAGAACGTGAAGCAGATCCTCCAGTGGGGTCCACTGATCGCAAAGCGCGACAAGGCCACCGGACGGGTGATGAAGTTGGACGGCACTGTGGCCGCCGTCGGTGAGCGCGTACCAGTACAACAGCAGTTCCTGGTGCCCGACCCGAAACGACGCGGCATCACCTGGCGGCGCTTCGTTCACCTGCTTGAGGGTATGGGTTACCAGGTTGAATGGCGGATCATCAAGGCCTGCGACTTCGGCGCCCCGACCAGCCGCGAGCGCCTGTTCATGATCGCCCGCTGCGACGGCCAGCCAATCGTGTGGCCGGAACCTACCCACGCCAAGAACCCAGCCAAGGGCCAGCAGAAGTGGCGCACGGCCGCCGACTGCATCGACTGGAGCGTGCCGAGCAAGAGCATCTTCGGCCGCAAGAAGGAGCTGGCAGCCGCAACGCTGCGCCGGGTGGCCAAGGGCATGAAGAAGTTCGTACTGGACAATCCGCAACCCTTCATCGTGCCGATTGCGAACTGGTCGGGTGAACTGGCCCAGCCTGCTGACGAGCCGCTGCGCACCGTCACATCCTGGCCACGGGACGGCTCATTCGCCATGGCGAGCCCTACCCTAGTTCAAACTGGCTACGGTGAGCGTACCGGGCAGCAACCGCGCGTGCCGGGCCTTGACCAACCGCTTGGGACCGTAGTGGCCGGCGGCGTGAAACACGCACTCTCCAGCGCCGTCATCTTGCCGGCTACTCACCAGGGCGCCGACCGGGTCAACGCCCCTACCGAGCCATTGCCAACTGTGACCGCCGCCAATCGCGGCGAGCTGATGATTGCCAGCCCGATCATGGTTGGCGCCGGCGGCCCGATCTATGCCGGCCACCCAGTATCCGCAGACCACCCCATGGGAACGCTGATGACTCGAAGCCACCGCGCACTGGCATCGGCGCACCTGGTCAAGTTCCGATTCAACAGCGAGGGCGCGGCAATCAGCACCCCGATGCCGACCATCACCAGTGGTGGAAACTACCAGCGCCCGGCCGGCGCCGCCCATGCCATGGGTATCTGCACTGCATTCATCGAGCAGGCCAACGGCGGCTTCAACACTACCCCGGCCAAGGGTGCCGACGAGCCAATGACCACGGTCACCAACACCGGCAGCCAGCAGCGCCTGGTGACGGCTCACCTGGCAACCCTGCGCAACGGCAGTACCGGGCAACAGGCCGATGATCCACTGAGCACAGTTACGGCCGGCGAGCACCACGCACTGGTGGGAGCGAACCTCCTTCACCTTCGCGGCAACTGCGATGCCCGTGCTGTCGACGAGCCGCTGCATACCGTCAGTGCTGGCGGCACCCACCACGGTCTGGTCGAGTACAAGCTCTCGCCTGAGCATGAGGCCGGCGCCCTGCGCGTCGCCGCCTTCCTGATCAGCTACTACGGCACAGAGAACATCAGCGCCTGTGACGCCCCGGCGCCGACAGTAACCACCAAAGACCGCCTGGGCCTGGTCACCGTCTTCGTGAAGGGCACGCCCTATGTGATCGTCGATATCTGCCTGCGCATGCTGCAACCGCACGAGCTCTACCGCGCCCAAGGCTTCCCGGCCAGCTACATCATCGACAAGGGCGCCGACGGCAAGCCGTTCACCAAGACCGAGCAGGTTCACATGTGCGGCAACAGCGTCAGCCCGCCGCCGATGGCAGCTCTGGCTCGAGCGAATGATCCGTGGAGTAGTACAAAGCGCGATGCTGTCGCTGCATGATGTTCTCCAAACTATTTGGAGACAGTGGAGAAACCCGGGTGCGGCTCTGCAACCCGGGGCAATCATCAGATCAAGATAATGCGCATTTCAGCAGCACGATCAAAAACTTCAGATCTAGCCTGATAGTAATCTCAATTTGCATAAGAACTTCCTCGGTTTAGTCAGAATGGAACGACACAACGGATCACCGCCGTGTAATTCGTGCAACTGCCTGTAGGCAGATGAGATTACGGATATGCCCCGTAAAACTTGATCTTCTGACTCAACTGAGGAAACTCAGGGTTTGCGTACTCTACGCAATATCGGTGATGCCGTAAAGCCACTAACACCCACCCAGCTGTAACCCCTCTCCCCTCTATTCACTGCCGCGATATGGCGGCCAAGGAACCTGCATGCCTGCAAAACAGCATCCGCTCGATGTGCAGAGCGTTGGCGAAGACACCTACATCGTCATGAGCAAAGGGCATCACGACCTCGATAAATTCATGGCCGCAGCCATCAAGCGGTATCCGGGCTGGGCACTTGGCGGTCCTGTCCACGTGTGGATCAAGACAACACCGGGGCATGGCGCCTACGACCGCATGTACAACATGGTGCCCGAAGGCACTCGGGGATGCTGGCCGGCGACCTATTGCCATGAATACGGCGAAGGCTTCGAGCGCTACAGCGGCGAGGTGCAGCAATGACCCGCCTCGCCCTCTGCCTCCTGCTGCTGACCACCAGCGCCAGCGCAACCGAGAACGTCATCGACGTACAGCACGACAGTAAGCGCGGCGTCACCTGCTACCTGCTCAACGGGGTCGGCATCAGCTGCATCCCCGACAGCCAGCTGCAGGCCGGCAACCAGCGCCAGCTCTCCCCGCACGAAACCCAACCCGAACCTACACCTGCTGCCGCGCCGGCGGCATGGAATGATGAGAGGTATCAGCTGTGAGCAATCTCAAGATATCGGCAGCTATCCCACCACACATCGGCGGAGAGCGCTTGCGTGGCGCCTACTACGTAGCTGAATGCCGCCGCTGCGGCTGGCTGGGAAGCTCCTCGGAGCTTACTGATGAGTGCGAATGCACCCGGGTTGAAGGTGACCGTCTATGCCTGGGCGAAACCGTGGAGGCCAACGACGAACGCCTGCTCAACATTATCCAGGCTATGAACAAGCCAGCACTGCAGATCGCCGGTTACGAAGGTGGCGGCGGCCTGTACAGGACCAAACTGGATGCAGCGCGCAACGGGGAGCAGATGATCGAACCTGTCTATCGGGTGCAGCCATGATCGCCCTCGCCTACATGGCCTACCTGATCTATCGGGCGCCGCGATGAGCGCTGTAGCAAAAGTGCTCGACCCATGCAGCGCCAGCCGGATGATGTGGTTCGACAAGCAGGACCAGCGCGCGCTGTTCGGCGATATCCGCGACGAGGAGCACCTGCTCTGCGACGGCCGGGTGCTGAAGGTTGAGCCCGATGTGCTGATGGATTTTCGCCAATTGCCCTTCGAGGCCTCAACCTTCCGACTCGTCGTGTTCGATCCGCCTCACCTCACCCGGGCCGGCGTGGACAGCTGGATGCGAGCCAAGTACGGCGTTCTCACCAGCGACTGGCGGGATGACATCCGCCAGGGCTTCGCCGAGTGCTTCCGCGTGCTGGAGCCCGAGGGCATCCTGATTTTCAAGTGGAATGAGACCCAGGTGCTGGTGAGCGAGCTGCTGACCCTGACCGATGAGAAACCACTGTTTGGCCACAAGTCCGGCAAGCGTGAGAAGACGCACTGGATCACCTTCATGAAGCGTCCAGCTTCAGCCTAACCCCTCCCCCAACTACTCAAGCCCGCCGACATGCGCGGGCATGGAGAGCTATTGCCATGATCATCGACGACGTGATGACGGACAAAATCACGCTACACGGCCTGGGCTTCGTTCAGGTCCAGCTGCAGGGCGACCAGCGCCTGCACGTGTGGCATCCCGAACTGCCCCGCCGCTCATGCTTCGAGCACTCGGCCATCCACGACCATCGCTTCAACTTCGTATCGCGGATCCTGGTCGGAAAGCAGATCAACCACTGTTATGACATGCGCCGGCTGGATGAAGGCGAATTCGTTCTCTACCTGCATGAGGGCGCACGTCAAGCTGGCGGGGGAAGACCATGGACACCAGACGGCAGAGCTAACATGGTGCACCACTCGACCTGCACCATTGCTGCTGGCGATGTGTACACCACCAGGGCCTACGAGTACCACCGGACCGAGCCGGGCGGTGACGGCCGCGTAGCCACCATCATGCAGAAGCGCGGCGAGTACCCGGCCGGCGCCCACTCAACCTGCCGCTACGGCATCCAACCAGACACCGACTTCGACCGTTTTCAATGGCCAGCTTCCCGGCTCTGGGAAATCGTGCGCGACACGCTTCTGGCCTGACCACCAACCTGCCGCCACCGGCGGCGTGGAGACCATCCATGAACCTGATCGACTGCTACGTCACGAAGATCCTCGGCGAGCCGTACCGCAAGTTCGGCGCCTGGTGGGTCGATGCCGAATACGAGGCCTATGGCCGCATCAGCAAAACCCAGCTCATGTTCCGCACCGAGGAAGCCGCCAGGGCGGCGAAGGTCGGGCACCACTTCTTGGCCTGAGCGGCGTGGAGACCAACATGCAAGACGAAGAACGCCAGCCGGTGGCCTATGTATCCGACAAGGTCCCGGAGGAAAAAATGGCCGAGCTGATCGGGACGACCAAGCGCGCCTTGGAAGGAAAGCGCAGCCGCGGCGTGATTCCTGAGGGGGTTTGGAAGAAGATCGACGGCCGGATTTTTTACAGCATCAGGAGATACGAAGCGTGGCTGGAAGGAAGCTGGGGCTACCCACTGGAGTCGAGTTCATCGGCAAGTCAATCCGGATCCGTTTTACTTGGAACGGTGAGCGTCGATCCGAAACGCTCGCTTATCCCCAAACCGCCAAGGGGATCAAGGCGGCAGCCGATCTACGCGCTCAAGTAGTCAGCCTGGCCAGGCACGGCGTGCTTGACGAAAAAAGGTACGCCGAGCTGTTTCCGGCCTCCAGCTACACGGCGCCAGCCAACGAACTGATGTTTGGCGAGTACGCCCAGAGCTGGCTGGACAGCCTGGAGGTGGTGCATGACACACGGGTCAACTACAAAGGATTGATGAACAACTACTGGATGCCCCATCTGGCGACTCTGCCGATCAAGGCGGTAACGCCAATGGTGCTGAGGGAGGTGGTCGCAAGGACCGAGTGGAAGAGCTCGACAGTCAAACGCGCTGCCATCGCCCGGGTCAAGGCAATGTTCCGCGCAGCGGTGTATGACGAGGTGGTAGACAGGAACCCTGCGGCATCGATCCAGCTTCCGCAGAAGATCAAGAAGCAGGTCGATCCATTCACCGTGGAAGAAGCGGAGGACTTGATCAAGTGGATGTACAAGAACTTTTCGCGGTGTAACCAGGTGTTCGCAGCCTTCTATGAGTTCGCCTTCTACACCGGGATGCGCACCGGTGAGATCATGGCACTGCGCTGGGACGAGATCGATTTCGATAAGAAGACGGCCCACGTATGCCGGATCGTCGTAGAGAACCAAGTGGTGGAGCGGACGAAGACCAAGTACACCAGAACGATCATGCTCAACAGCCGGGCCCTGGGAGCCCTCGAACGAGCAAGGCAGATCGCCGACGCCAGGAAGCGCAACGGCAGACGGGTCTCGGCAGAATCTCCATTCGTCTTCCAGCCGGCCGGAAGGTCGCCCCACATGAAAGGATCAAGCACGCCTGGCGGGCACTTCAACGAAGCGATCGAGGCAACGTCGATCAGAGCGAGGCCACAGTACAACTGCAGGCACACATATGCCACGATGTGCCTCATGTCAGGGATGAACCCAGCGTTCATTGCCGGGCAGCTTGGCCACTCCGTTCAGGTGCTGCTCACCACCTACGCCAAGTGGTTGAATTCAGCCAACGACTGGTCAGAACTTGCCAAGCTGGAATTGGCAGTAATTGGTACGGAATTGGTACAGGATTAA